GATGGCGACTTGCTTATCCCAATTTTGCCCGCTGCTATCCCACGCACTGCTCGCCATTCCCCAAAGCGTAGAAAGCGGGTTGAAATCCACGTAAAGCCTCTTTGCGCGCCCGTCTGCGTTCGTGTCCGCGCCTTTGATAATCGGTTGCCAAGGCGTTAGTTTTGTGGGGTGAAATGCGCCAAAGTCTGCAATGTGATTCGCGTTTGCAACCTCGACAAGTGAAAGCCTGTCACCTCGCGCATTGCCGACGATCATTTGCAGCGGGTTTTGAGCCGCCTGAGCAACATCCAGCTTCTCAATCATGTTGTTGGCATGATTCAATGCGTCCACTACCTTATTTAAGTGGTCGCGTTGTCGAACATTCCCGCCTTCAAAGTGCGGCACGTTCTTTGCATCGGCGTCTATGCGTGGCATCTTAAGGAGGCGTTACGATGAATACAAAATCAAACGGCATCAGCGTCACTTGATTGCTTTCTTCACATAGAAAGAACTTCCCCTCCTGCTTGTATCGAGGCCCATCATTTACCACGACAGTGATGGCATTGAACGCCCTTTCCGTTGGAATGAAAACTTGGGGATCGGCGTTGTTTTGCGGGATTGGTTGCAGTGGCAATATGTCGTATGGGCCAAGCGCTCCCTGCTGACTAATGATCTGAACTCTCGATGTGAGTCCGCCTAGTTCCTGAGCATAGGCGGCTGCACTAGGACGATTGCGCGTAACGTATCTGATTGTTGCGCTTGCGGCTTTATACGTAAAAGAGCATGAGGGCTTAGTGTATGTGATGTTGAGTGCGGTTGTTAGCTGCTCTGTTTCGGTGTCCTTGTATGTCAACTGAACCGTCTGCGTTGTCATTCCTCCTCCGTCAATAATAGGCGCAGGCAACCTGCCGTCAAACGTGCCCTTGTAATTTACATCAACCTCCGCCCATGCCCGCCCTTTGCTGATGGTGTAATTCGTAAGCGTCAGCGCATTGTATTCCGCATCCGGCTTGTTGCGATTCTTGCGAAGCGTAGCGATGAAATCGGGAATGTTCGCCACCTTGCCGCTATACTTGCGCGTGATGGAGTCCAATCCCCATGCGTCAATCGTAAGCTGCGCGCCCGGCTGTTCGACAAATGTTTCACCAGCGGAAGTTAGGTAGGTCATTTGGCGAGAAGTTTTTCGATTGCGGCAACCATTGCCTTAATGTCGTTCGGGTCTATCGCTGCCATAATCTTGTCGGCTGCGCCAACTTGTTTGGCCTGTATGACCCTATTCATAGTAGCTCGCTGGCGTTCTACTTCTGATAGCTTTTGCCAGTCTTTGCCGTAGTCGTTTTTTGCTTTCTCCCTTGCGGCCCTTTCGAGCAGTCTGTTTTCCGCTCGCTCCTGCGCACGCTTTGCCGCCTTGCCTTGTGGAGTAAATGCGCCAGCCGCCATATCCTCGGCAATTTGTATCACGCGCTTGCCCGGAGCGAGCTTGTCGTCTAGCTGCTTTTTGGCCGCTTCGTTTCTTGCGTCCAGCGCGTTTTTGTCCGCCTCTTTCTTTTCACCTTCTGCCTGCCTCTTTGCGGCAAAAGCATCAGTCGTAATCTTTGCAGCTTCAAGTTGCAGCTTGGCCTTTTTCAGCGGGTCTTGCTCCACCCCTATCTTTACGATCAGCGCAAGATATTCAGCCGTCAGTTTATTGACCTTTTCCTGCCCGCTGAGTTCCTTTTCGCGGGCGCTCGCTTGCGTCTGTGATGCGCGGGCGGTAATGTCGTCTATCTCTTTTTGCTTAGATAGCCCCATTTCCATCAAAGTGTTCTGAATCTTCAATGATTCGTTTTTGTTTTTGTGCCAGTCCTCACCACCCATCGTCAAACGCTCGCCTTCAAGTCTGAGCAACTTGTCAGCAAGCCGCTTTTTTAATTCATCCTCAGACGATCCGGACAGCTTCCATTCCATTTCTGTTTGCTCGTCAACGTATTTGTCCAAATCTTTAACGCGCTGCTTTTGCTTTTGCTGCCCGATGTGTTCCAGTAGCTTAATTTGCTCTTCGTATCTTGCGTTTTCGGCGTTGATTGCCTGCGTTGCGTATATCCTAGAGCCGGGCGATTTTCTGATTTCTTCGATTTTGCGAAAGTGATCTAATTCCGCCTTCATTTCCGCCGCCGCCTCTTCACCGAAAAGCCGCTGATTCCTCATGTTTTGCGCGCTATCCATGTAGTCAGCCGCCTGCTTTAAGAATCCCTCTGAGTTCGCGCCGTATCGCTTCACGGTTTCTCCATATGCTTCCCATGCCTTGTTTGCCGCCTCTGTTCGCATTGCGATGTCTATAAGGCCAGCGCCGATTGCGAGAATACCACCAGCAATCATTCCGCGAGTGCCAAAAATAGAGGCAATTTGTGAACCTTGTTGCGCGATAACTCTGGACATACTCATCCCCATTTGCAGAGACACGGCAACGTCCTGTGCCTGCTGTGCAAGCATACCCGTTCGATAGGATGCGTTTTGACCGCCCCCAAAGGCTGAACCACGGCGAGCGCCAGTAAATTTAGCCGCGCTTGCATCAAGTCGCTTCATCTCCCTTTCCGATGCGTCAACAAACGTCTTATTGTCGCGCTGCGCCTTCGTCATGGCGTCTTTTGTGGCCGATGTGAAGCCGGAGTAATCCCCTCCTATTTTGATAACGCCGTTTTGCATGGATTGTTGCGGAGCCTTTTACTATTGCAAATAGGTTGCGTCAAGCAATCTTCATTTCTCTAAACAATTCACGCGAAAACCTTTTTCCAGCCTCTCTGTCAATATAGATTTGAATGTCCTTCTTGGCGTTATTGATCGCCTCTTGTGCAAATTGCATGCCAACCGTTGCGCCACCGCGAGACGTATTGATAAGGGTCAGTGTCGGCTTTCCGGCCACGGCTGGAATTGCCAGAGATTGAGCCGCCGATCCAACTTCAACGGTCGGGATTTTGCTCTGTTTTAGCCGCGTGAACTTGTGCTTGCCGGGCGATTTCTCAAAAAGGTCTTTAGCCGCAAAAAGCCACCCTGCCGCAATATAGGCACGGGATTTGATACGCATCTTTAATATGACGCTCATCACTTCGCGCACAGTCTCTTTGCTAAAGGCGCGACCATTTTCCTTCATCCATTGCAGCGCCAGCCAAAAAAGACGCGGCTTTACTAATGGTTTCCCTTGTCTTTTTTTGCCCCCCTTCGTGGTTCTGGAATTGGTTTGGCCAACGACCATAACGCTCATATCTTGCTTTATCCGCTCCTTTGTAGCCTTTCGAGTGAGTTGCACAAGCCCCTCGCCTCCCTTGAATCCAACAAGGATTTTCAGCCCAGCGTCATTTATAATGTCCGCCGCCGCCCGATTCTTCTTCACGGCGATTGCCAACTTTGTGCCTAACGCGGCTTGGAATGGCGAGAAATCGAGAGTTTGCTTTGACACGCCCCGACTATGCGCGGGCGGGGGTTATTTTGCAAGTTCAACCACAGTCGCGTAATCGCGCCCTAGTAAATCGCCGCCGCCTTCTGCGCGCTCCATGATGGAAAAGGCTACCGTCCAGCCTTTCCATGTGCCGTGAGTCTTTTTCCCGTTAGAAAAAAGTGACATCAACCCATTTCTAGCGCGGCACCATGTTAAACGACCCTTATTGTCGGCCTTCCAAGTAACATCTTCTGGTGAAAATAAGTTCGCATTTTCGCGCACGAAATTAGTAAGATTATTGAAGTGCCAAATCCTTCCGCTCGAATCTCGCAGATAGCCTGTTTTTGAGTGTATGTTAGTCGGCCCCTTTTTCGTGTTTTCCGAGACGTTCGGAAAACCACGCCTTGCTTGAGACATTTTAGCCCTAGTCTCATCCGTTAACTTCATTCCTCGTTTTGCTTCGGATATTTTTCGCCGAGTTTCTAATGTGTGTTTCTGGCCTAAATGTGCATCTGCTATTTTTTTCCGCGTTTCTGGAGACAGCTTTCTTCCGCGCTGTGCATCCGCTACTTTTCTCCTATGCTCTAGCGTGTGCTTTTTTCCAAGATTATGCTCCCGTAATTTCTGTTTTGTGTATTGCGATTGCTTGCGGCCTTTGCGCGCATGACCAATTACGAACACAGTATTTCTTCCTCTCTTATCCTTCAACGGTATCAATGTCCCGCATCCGCAAGCGCAAGGATGGTGGCTTTTTTTAATCGCAACATTTCGCGCCGCTATTTCCTGAGCTTCGTTGTATTTTGATATCATGGTTTTCATATTGCAAGCGAGGCGATAATAAGGTCTGAGTGATAAGCGAGCGCAAAGGAGAC